ATGGTTTTGGATTCGGCCAGACTGCGGTTTGTCTATAACTTGCCTCACCTGCCTTCAGAGATCTCCCAGACTCATAGCTCCTGATCTCGTTGTACAGTATATATCTCTTAGCCTACGGTTTGTCAAGTGTGTATATGTATAGTGTATAGTGTATATATACACACTATGGTGGGACTCCTGTGAGTCGAACACAGCACCAACGGATTATGAGTCCGCTGCTCTAACCAACATGAGCTAGAGTCCCACTATAGTGTATACATAGTCTATATGCTATACAGTGTATGTACTTATTATAGCACGGATCTAGGGTTTGGGCAAGTGAGATCACCGTGGAAAAGGTTCAAAAACGGTGTCAAAACGGTGGATTCTGTGGCTTTTTGACACGGTTTTACGGTGGAATTACTGTGATTTTACAGTAGTTTATCTTGGGGTCAGGATGGGGTGGAGGGGTAATAGTCAAATGGTTTTTCCTAGGCCCCACCATTCTCTCACTATTTTCCCCACCACTCTAGCGGGGTATTCCACACCCACTACGTGGCCCCTACAGCGGGGTATTCCACACCCACTACGTGGCCCCAAAGAGTTCGCCCTGCGAGCTCTCTCGTACAGCGGGGCATTCGTGTACTGTATATATACACTCGATACTCTCACGCTTCTGGACAACTCTCCAATTGTGCTCTAGCGGGGTATTCATGTATAGTGTGTATATATATGACTACTAAGATACATCGTGCCTACACTGATCGTTTTTACTCTATACCTGTAGACTGGGTTACCTATATTGTACATGACTCTGCTGTAAGACAGTTCATACATGCACAAAGCAATGATCTATATGAGTGTTTGGGCTACGATCACTATCGTATTGATCCTAGACTATATACACTCGTGGCGCTGTTATAAGTAATAGTATGATCCGACTATTAGTGTGTATATCTATAATTTTTGCTTTGGCTGGTTGTGCAATGGTCATCTTGTTTCCCGGAGTTGGGCTGGCCAGTTTGGCTCTAGGGGCTTGGGTTGGTTGGGAACTATACCGGGATCAATAGCTCTTTTCTTCTACTATCATTGAGCCCGCCAGTAGATTGATCTCTCGCTTGATTTCAGCACGGCGATCGTTCTTTAGGTAAACATTTCGAGCAGCCTCAATGAACATCAAGTCGAACTGTTGAGTCTGTTCACAGGCACGTTTGTAGTTCTCAATATCCCAAAGCTCACTGTTGACTAGATATAGCTGAGACTGCTGTAGTTCCACGTTGGGTATTCCCGATGAGTCTCGCAGTTCTTCGAGTAATTGCAGTTCCTGCTCTATGTTCTTTAGTTTGGCAGGGCTGAGGATACGTTGGCTTTTGATCTTGAGTATGGTGATCTTGTCAATCAGCTCACCTACTGATATTGGTGCAGATACTAGCATATATGTTATTGTCCCGCGGAAAAGATACGGCTTCGAGGGTTCATCTGAGGATTTTCCAACCATGTCCAAGCGCCCAGGAATGTGGGTGTCAGCTGTATGTGATGCTGGGGGATAAAATAGCGTTCCGGACCCTCAAAGTCCATGCCGTCTACTAGGTTGGCAAACACTGAGTCCGTCATTATGACCGCTTCACTGCGCTCAATCAGCTGGAGCCAATCGAATATGGTGCCCTCGCTGGTAATGTCCACACGAGCTAGATCTGGGGGTATGATGGCGGGGTCGATGCTGACAGTCTGTTGGCTTGATTGTAGGTGTGTGATCACATAGCCCCGGCCATCTTGGGGTGCAAATCGATCGTAGAACTCCTGCTCTCGCTGTGGATCACGGGTAATGCACTCCGCTAGGCGCAGTTTGTGCTTGTAGGCTACACCTGCACGTATATACTTGTACTGATCGAACCCGGTGTGTTGGAACCAAGCTGCATTGCTGAACTCTGGGTGGCCTGTTAAGGCTTGGTAAAGGCAAATGATTTCATCACACTTGAAGTTCTTGAGGCGTTCCATTGGCACATCATAGAAAAACGCACCGCTATCGGGCTTGATGGGAATCCATTTGACCCAGGGCACATGACGGGTCAACTGATCTACCCATTGTTCTTCTACGGGCCAATGTATGTGCATACCCTGCTCATGATAGTGTAAGGCAATGGGCAGAGCGATCATGATGTCGCCCAGGCCACGAGTTTGAATAATGCCCAATCTGTTGGTTGATGCCATGTTAGGTGTTCCTTTAGTAATTTATATACGTATTTAATTATAGCATCACTGAGCTAGGAATAAAATACACTAAATATCCATAAGAGGAACTACTAGACTATGAGTGACGGCTACAGAGATATTTTACCAGCGTTTGATCGAGTTAACTTCTGGCCGGGCAGCGACATCCAGGGTGCTTATCAAGAGAATACCACCAACCAGGTCAACTTTGGCGTGAGCAGCAGTTATCCTGTGCCCGTGGGAGCCACTTTGACCATAACGGGCTATGCTAATATCACCCCTACTCAGACTACTTTTCCCTTGAGCTTTGCGGCCAGCACCAGCGACACCAACCTGCCCGTGGCCACAGTTACATTTAATCTGGCTGTGCCCGATGCAGCAGGTCACTATACTCCCGACACTACCCAAGCTGGTTGGACCCTAGAATATCGCATTGACTATACAGACCCTGCTACCGGGTTAGCCAGTGTACGTTACGGCACCCAAGGTGGTTTGATCTATACTGCTGCTCAATACGCAGCAGCCACCAACGCCACAGTCAGCACCCCCGTGGCCAGCGCACCTATCGCCGAACCTCAACCAGTGGTGCATGTACAACCAGGACCCGAAGAGATTACTCCTTTGCTGTTTCCCAATTTGTCAATTGCAGCAGGCAGCTCCACAAACATCACAGTGACTATACCACAGAGACCCATTGTTAATCTGCATGAAGATACCTACAGTTATAGTTTTATCAATGTGCCCAGTTGGGTCAGTTTGTATTTGGAAAACGGACTCAGCACCTATAGGTATCCACTGACCGTTAATCGAACTATCAATGAACTGGCCAATCTCATAGGGGAATACCCAAGCCAGGGTGGATGGATTAGGGACCGTTGGAAAAATGAGTTTGGTTTCGTGCGTACCGCTGCCTATAATGTGACAGCACAGCTGATCAACGGCGTGGTAGAGGATGTCTGTGCAGTTGACCCTGACTTCCAAAACATAGATCTATTTGGCGTGGGCAATACATCTGAACCGTTTGAAGCGGCCTATGTGCGTATTGCACACTATCTCTATGGTCTCAACAACTACACAGCAGAACAACATGCAGCCATCCAGGCTGAAGTTGCGGCCTTTGGCTATACTAAAACTAACCTAGACGGTACATATGCTCTTGATCCGGTAGCCTATCCAAAAATTACCGCATGGTACGGACCACAGCCCAGTAGATTTAGACTATTAGGTGGCGGCACAATAATTAGAAGTGTACCTAGTCAGCTGCAGGATGCATGGGATGCCTATTGGAACAGCTGGTCCACAGCCAATACAGATTATAGCAACGACCCTGACTATATTGCACACGGCGCTCCCAGTGTAGATTTTGCCCGTGGAAAACTATATAGAATCAGTCAGGATCTAGCACAGTATGTTTGGTACCAAGAATTAACTCCTTCGATCGCACCTACAGTGACTCAGAGCACTGGAACATACACAGTCACCGTTAGAACTCTTAGCAACCTAACTGGTAATTATTATGATAGTCCGTGGAATATTACAGTATTGCCCCCGGGCAGTACCGGGGTCGGCGGTGTATTGACCACTACACAGACAATCTCCAACATTACCCTACGCACAGGCGCAGCAATTAGGCCCTTCACTCCAGTAGTGGCAGCTGGAGGTACTCCACCTTATACATTCACTGTGGCTACACCCAGTCTTCCAGCTGATATCCAAATGAATCCTAAGAATGGAGAAATATATGGAGTACCGGCTGCACTACAGGGTTCTACAGGCTATGTAGTAACTGTCAGAGATTCTGTTGGGACATCAAGGACCAGGCCTCTGAGTATCACCGTTCTTCCGCAAGATGGAAAAATCCTTGCCGAAGATTATAACTCCATACAGCGTAAAATTGACAATATATTAGGAACTAATATCAATGGATGGGGATATCCAAGCCATTATGCGGCTCCTGTGACTACCCGTAACAGAGCTACTAGAGCTCAATGGAGAAGTATTTTAAGTGATGTTAATGTTATACAAACACACATCACCGACGCTGGGACCAGCACACAAGTCCCTAGTACAGGTTCTGTAATTACATCGGACCTACACAAGACAATAGAGGGAGATGTCAATTATCTGTATCAAGACAGCCAGCGATATATATGCCACCCTCAACAGTTTGCCAACGGTGGTGCTCCTAATGTTCTTTACGGCACTAGCACACGAACAATAGTTTGGAGTAAGTCTATAGAGCACAGGGTTAGAGTGGACTGGCCTACTAATCTATTAGCACATTACTTTTTTAATCAAGGAAGCCAGTTTGTTTGGAGACCATACTTTTTATCTGGTATAGGCAATGACAGAGATGGTGAATGGGCCAACTTTATCAGTTATCTGCAAGACGTTGGAACCTATACCTATACTAGAGCTGATTTTGTACGCCCCGAGACAACTACTGTTACCAACTACAGCAGTGGAACTTTGGCAGTAAGTATTACTGCTACACGCAGAGACGATGTAACTTCGACACGCCGCATTGATTTCTCGGCCAAGTTTGAGAATACTGATACTAATGATTTGATAATTGACCCTACTTACGGATACTGGAACTACGGTCCGTGGGAAGCATTTGTTACTGATTCAAGTTCTACTCATATATCATCTACCTCAACTGCCCTAGCTCCCAATAATGCACAATCTGGATTTAGTTTAGACAAGCTCAGTGGTGTTATAATATTATATATGGGTGCTTGGCCTAATGAAAATACAGCCTGCGATCCAGAATGGCTGGCGTTTAGTAATTTAGGTATTAACAAGTTGGGTAATAACGAGCACAGCAATAACTACAGATATAGCAACGGGTTCAATCCCTATTGGACTATGGGTGGAGAATATAACTTGAGCAGTATTCCTATTGGAACTACAATTCAATATAAAATCCCTAGAGCCCCCTATAACCAAGTAGACTACACATATTCAATTAAACGAATAACCTCTAATTCTGTGCAAATATCAACTTATACAGCACCTTGGGTAGATACCGGAGGGGATGATAATATCACTGCTACCATAGCGGCATGGTGGAGAGTAACTAACGAGTTGTGGGGATATACACCAGCAATCCCTCCTACCTATGACGGTGATGGCAACGTCATAGACCCCGGAACACCAGCAGTACTGGGTGTGGGCACATTTACCTGGTAAATATATATTATGGCAATCCCAGTAACCTTTACAGTATTCAATAACAGTTCCACAGCAGCAACTATAACCGGATTCAACTTTGTTGATACTGCGGGAATAGTACACCGTGCAACACTGACTAATTTTAGTATTCCGGGAGTGTTCACTGGTATAAGCACTACTACTAATACTGTTATTCCTCCGGGTGGTCAATTAGATTTCATCACTCATTATACTACTGCAACAACTACATTAGGTAGATATACAGGAACTATAACAGTCAGTGCATCAACTGACATAGGACCTAGAAGTTTAACGGCAACTAACCTCGTACTGATTAGCCTTAATCCGGTTCCAGACCCTAATGCAGTTGTAATTACAGGTGGCGGAGCAAATCACGGCGGAGGTGGCGGGGGTGGCTGGGACATTATTCCTCTTTTAATTACCATTGCTACAATTTTGGAATGCTTTACCCCTGAGACACAAGTTCTGATGGAGGACGGAAGTACCAAAGCCATAATAGATGTTAATCTAGGGGATCGTGTTTGGAATAGAGATAAGACATCAGTTAATACTGTTAAATTCATTGAAAGAACAATTGATACAGAATGGGAATATATATACTCCCCTAACAAAACATCTAAGCCATTTGCCACGATAAACCATCCATTGTATATTGACGGCAGGCTGTCTGCTTTTAATACAAAAACTCATTACGATTTGTATCCCTGGTTGGGAGAAGCTGTTGAACTGAGCTCCTATAATCTAGAAAAAACTGGAGGAAGGACTGTTTATAATCTATGGGTCGATGGTGACAACACTTATCAAGTCAACGGGTACGGAACAACATCCATTATGTCGCCTGGTTGGGTGAATCAAGCAATAGATTATGGATATATAAACAATGAACAGGCTGCATTGATCTTAGATGAATGTGGCAATACTGCAAGAAATTTAAGAACTGGATCATATTTAATAAACAGATTTGTTGGCTGGATGGATATTAAACTGTTGAGCAAATTGATAGGCAGTATACTTACATCGGAAGATACAATCTCTAGAAAAGTTTTTATCATTGCAATGAAGGCAGTGGGCTCAATAGCAAACACTTATTACGCATTAAGGAAAAAAAATGTTTAACATAACAATAGACGAAGTAGCAGAAAAAATTAATAATCTAAGTTTTGAAGAAAAGATGGTATTACTTAATGGTATTACAATACATGCGGCGCAGATTCTGCAAAAGCTGTTTCCCGATGATGCACTCATCGCATGGTTTTTGCAGACCAAACAACAGCTATCAGGCCGCGCATAATATATTATGGCAACATCACAAGTTGTTACTATTGATGTAGGAAGTGAGTTTGGTTTTAAACGACCAGCCACTGCCCCCGTACCAATCATGGAAACTATTAAATCGTTTAATACATCGACTGTTATTCCGGGGACACGAGCTAACACATCATCTAGAGTAATATCAGTTAGTACACTTAGTGAATTTGTGTTTCCTATAGGAAACACTGCTACCTTATCGGTAATAGCACAACACGGCACTGACTACATCGATTATCTACGGGCATGGACACAGCCTTTTAAAAAATCTTTAATTATTTCTAACGATGGAAACTCGGGTGTTGTTATGTTTCCAAATCCTCCCTATAGACCAACATTCTCTGTACCAACAACTCCGGGTGTGTTTCCTGTTCTTCATTCTATTAACGGAGTTGCCACTACCTCAACATTTGTCCTTCCTGCTGGTACTACATCAAGTATTGAGCTTGCCTATTACGGAACTGATGTTGGCGATTATTCTAGTTTCTTTCAGATAACCAATTTAAACTCCGACGATAGTGTTAACACTATTACAGTTTTTACAAGTCAAATTGTCTTAGAGTCCACGTTTGATTTTACGTTATCTACATCAACTTTTGTTAATTATACAACAATATTAGGATCATCAAATACCACTGTTATTGATATTACTCCTGTGTATAACGGTATAGAAAGTCCTGATACACCATTAGACTTCTCAACAGGCCTAGTAGGTGATGCCGGTTGGAAATATACCACTGGAACTAATCAGATTACTATAACATGGGATCCCAATTATGTCAATAACTCTACAGGCACATATCGATCGACCCTAACTGTTTATGCAAATGAAATAACTCATACTATACAAAATATTTCTTATGTGAATATTGACTACAACAAATATAAGAATTTAGCATCATGGACAAGTCCGGCAGCACCCTATAACAGTATTATTGCCATGAGTCTCGATTTGATAAACGGAAACAAAGTTTTAACCATTGGTGTTGGCACAGGAGCAGACGGCTCTCCGATCTATGCTGATGGCGGAGTCCAATTTGCAGAAATTTATGATCTAGGGTTTACTGCATCGACTATTGATATCCCATATCCGTATTGGGCAGAAGTTTATAGCTTTCCGTTGACAGATAATCTAGCTACGACACAGCTAAGTGGGGAGAAGGATCCAGATGGCAAATTTAAGTATTTTGTCAAACCTGTTGCAGATATGGCACCGATGGGGCAATATTTTGGATATGAACAAAGTCCAGGTTATGGATCTATGTTTATCGTTGATCACGACGGTATGGGTAATATCACTATAGAGATCAATAACTTAAGAGAGCCATCTGGAGATGATCAATTAGATGCTACATTAAACAATCTAACTAGAGCATTCTATTATTATTCGGGAGTTGATAATCCTCCTAGATACTATCAGTTAGACGGACCTATTAAGGACGGTACAGTTGGATATCTGTTTAGAGGATTCTCTGCATCATACTCTCCCGGCACCTTTAAATGGAGTTGGGCTCCGGAAGTCAGCATAGTAGACCTGCCTGTCTAATATATTTGTTAGCATTCTGTACTAAGATAATTAGTATATATGCTAGACAATATATATCAAATACCCTTTGACGAAGTGCGCAAAGTTGAATGGCTCGGCGATAACATGCTCTACGACCTACAGCTATACGAACTAGGTAACGGTTGTGATGAGTTCGTAGTGTTGATCCCTGACATTAATACTGAATTACTTTGGCACAAAAGTCTTAAACATTATATAGAAGAAGTTCCTACTACTAGGAAGTGTATTGTCTTTACTTACGAAGACACTTGGGTAGCTAAGATATTCAAAGATGGTTGGTATCCATATCACGGATATGAAACCGTAGAAATTATTAAGCCTAAGCCAATCTGGACAAAGAATCCAGAAATAGATAAACTAATGCAGTTCATTGATGAGCCGTTTGCAATATACGAGCCCAACAAATGGGAACGAGATTATAAATTAGTTTGGTATATGGATCCTAGATTCAATGACACTAATGATAAGATTTGGGTTATGTCTGTACAAATGACCGGTAGAGAAGTATTAGGTACAAAAGATATGGGATACCTTACTCCAGACGTATCTGTAGACTTCAATGAATACCTTCCTGACCTAGGTATTAACGTAGACGAATGTTGCCCGCCATTCTGGGATTTGTCCAACGAATGTGCATATGAACTTGATCCTATACATCAAACACCAGACCTTTCTGAACGCATGTGGGTGGTTAAGTTTAAACCCAACTGGCGAAAACCCAAAGAGTGGAAATGGTACGGAATAATAAGTCCTCAATATCATATTATCTATAATCCTGCCCTACCTGAATTATCTTATGAATTAGATTACATCGTTCCGTGGCACGACTTTAAGTTTGAACACGTTTGGATGTTGGACAGGAAACATCTTCACAACGAAGAAGATGATATATGGGCATTTACTTTGCATGTTACAACTGAACAAACTGGATCTAAAACGATAAGTCATGTTAGCCCCATAATCAATGTGGAATATAATCGTAATCTTCCTAAATTAAAATATGATTTAGACTATATTATTCCTTGGCATGACCTTGGGTTTAAACACGTTTGGTATACGGATCCTAAAGAGAAGATATGGGTAGTGCAAGCAACAGCAACAGAATCTCCTATCGGTGAGAAAGAAATTGGATACATCACTCCACAAATGGATCAATTAGATGTAATCTTTATCAGTTATCACGAGCCTAACGCAGAAGATAACTGGAAACGTGTATTAGAAAAAGCACCACATGCAAAAAGAGTAGACGGTGTAACTGGTATATTCAAAGCACATAAAGCAGCCGCCCGGTTATCAAAGACTGACATGTTCTACGTTGTCGACGGTGATGCCTACTTAACAGATGATTGGCAATTTAATTTCCAGCCAGAAATATTTGATAGAGATTGTGCCCATGTATGGAATAGCACTAATCCTATAAATGGTCTTATCTATGCAAATGGGGGGATTAAACTATTCCCTAGATCATTGTTATTGAAGACACGCAAATGGAAAACTTTAGATATGTTTACCGGCGTTTCTAACAAGATTAAAGTAATAGATACTGTTAGTAATGTAACAAAATTTAATACTGACGAATTCTCTACATGGCGCAGCGCATTTAGGGAATGTGTTAAGTTATATGTAGTTAACCAGATGACAAAATTAAATACATGGCTAACGGCAGGAAAAGAAAATCAATACGGCGAGTATGCGATATCAGGAGCAGAAGCAGGGTATCAATATGCACAAGCCAATAAAGATAATCAAGAAGAGTTGATTAATATCAATAATTACACTTGGTTAGAAGAACAATTTAATCACCTATACCCTATGTTAAAAACAAAAAAGTTAACAGTGTTTGATTACAAACCTATTAAAATTATTAAAAAAGAAGAAATCGTTATTGACCCGTTGCAATACATAAGATTAGAACATTCAAACTTAGATCATAAAGATTGGTTTGTTGTCAATTGGTGCCTAGGCAATACGTGTAATTTTAGTTGCAGCTATTGTCCAGTAGATCTACACGATCATTCTATCCCCTGGCCAGAGTTTGATGTGATCAAACAGTTTATATCTAATGTAAGAGAAACTCATCAAGATAAGAAAATCTATTTTGAATTTACCGGAGGGGAAGTTACACTCTATAAACACTTTATAGAACTATGTCAATTCTGCAGAGAATTAGATGTTAAGGTTGGGTTGATCAGTAACGGCAGTCGTACACTAAGATATTGGGAAGAAAATAAACAATATTTTGATCATGTATGTCTGAGTTTCCATCCAGAAGAAGCAGACGAAAAGCATTTCACTGAAGTAGTTAAAATTCTAAACAATGATGTACGCACACATGTGAACATTATGATGAGTCCTGATAAGTTTGATTTCTGTTATGCCGTGGCCAATAAGATTAAGAATTTAGGCAATATTTCAATGGCTCTACAACCTTTGATACACGACTTTGGCGACACGGTTTATGATTATAATGAATTTCAAAAAAAGATATTTGATAAGCAGCATGAGCTAATTGTAAAACATATCAAATATACAAAGTCATTCGATTACTATCGTGGGGCTATGGTAAAGATCTATCCAGATAATGGTAGACAGGTATCAAGCGCACAGCGGTTCGTCAGTGACAAGACCAATGATTGGTCAGGATGGAAATGCTACGCTGGGGTAGAACAACTTATAGTTGATAAAGATGGTAGTATACATCGAGGCTGGTGCAAAGAAGGAGGTCCAGTTGGACACATCAAAGATGCTAATTTAAACTTATTGATAGATCCTGTAGTATGTGGGAATAATATGTGCCATTGTAATTTTGATATTATGTGTACAAAAGAACTATGAGAATTTGTTTGTTAGGATTACCAAGATGTGGTAGCCAATATATTTCTAGTTTAATCATATCGAATACTGACTATAAAATTAAAAATTTGTCAGAACCATTCACACCAAGGCACGAAGCGTCGTTAAACGATATTGGTTTTACTATCACAGATTTTAATTCTTATGAAGAACAAGTATCATTGGTCATAGATCGAATAAAATCATTTAATAGTGGCCAATCTCTAGTAATGAAACTATTCCTTCATTCGACTATTCCGTTAATCAATCATATCAGAATTATAGAAGCCCTGAGAGAACTAAATTTTAAATTTGTTATTATAAAACGTAAGAATACCGTTGACCAATTGCTTAGCCTAGGAATAGGTCTAAAGGTAAACAAGTTTTCTAATTTTGGTAGTTATGATAACAGTATAGTAGAAATAGATGACTATATATTATCTATTATGAAAACTCTCCAGGACGACCTTGAAAAATTTGATGGTTTGATTAACGAGCTAAATTTATCAGATTCTCCTACATTATACTACGAAACTATAAATCAGGACCTATCTGCATTTTTAGGAAAAAACATAAAGATTAATTCTGGATATAGACGAATGTCTATTCTTCCTTCAAAATATAGGATTTCAAATATTGATAAGGTCCTTACTTCTTTAAATATATCATGAATAATAAAATAATACCAATAAACCCAGAGCAGACAACATCACCTAATCCAATGGATACTATGTGTGAGTTTAAATGGAACTATCCTATCTTTCAAATAGATAGAGGAGAGTTTAGAAGCTGCTGTCGTACTCCTTCCAAACCAATACCTGAAACTCTTTTACAGGAGAAAGGTATAGATGCCTTCCTTAATAACGATCAACTCATTGGTAGCAGATTATCTTTGATCAAAGGGGTCAGACATTCGGACTGTCAAAGTTGTTGGAATCTTGAAGATAAAGGAATGCAGAGTCCTAGAGAACCAAAAAACTTTTGGAACTTTTTAAAAAGAGAAAAAGTTATTCCCCAAGATATGGAATATACTGAGGAAAATGTACGAGTAGAATTAGGGAAGATTGATTCAGTGGATCATCCTTTTCTAAAGGCCAAAAGACCATATATGATGGAAATTAGTTTAGGTAATACATGTGATTTAAAGTGTATGTACTGTAACCATCATTATTCGACACAATGGGCATCTGAATTGATTAAAATAGGAGAAATTACTCAAGAACAATACGACAGAGAGTTTCCTAAGGCCACAACTAGTTTTGAATCTAAGTACTGGGAATGGTTCGAAAAAGTAGGTAGATGGTATATACATCGTGTAAACATGATAGGGGGAGAACCTCTTATTATTCCTGAATTTTACGAATATGTAGAAAAAATGTCTGCACAAATTACTCAGATTATGGCTATCAAAAAATTAAGGCCTACCCTGTGCATTGTGACTAATCTTAATACTCCTGCAAATTATTTTAACAGATTCATTGAACGACTTCCTAAAATTACCGAAGCATTTGATTTAGAAATATTGATCAGTATGGAATCTCTAGATAACCGAGCCGAATATATTCGGAATGGTATCACATGGGAAAGATTCAATTCAAATGTTAATAGGTTATTTTCAATAACTGATACACAATTCCAGGTTGGATTTTTAATGTCTATTAGTGCATTGAGTATAGCGACCACAAAAGATTTTATTGAATATGCTACTAACCTATCGGATCAATATAATAGACCGGTTGGATTAAAACAGAATATTATTAATTTTCCATCATGGCAAAGTCCCATGATACTGCCACCGGAGTTTTCGAAGTATCTTAATGATACCATTGCCTATATGGAGCAACACGTAGATAGAATGCCTAATGTAACTGATTTTCACGGCCGGTATGATCAATATATAATATTTTTAAAAAGCCTGTCGGAGAGCATGGCAAACAATACAGGTGATTACACAGTAGATAGGAAAAAATTCTACGAATGGTATAATACATTTGATCAAAGGCGCAATCTTAATTTATTGTCAACATTTCCTGAGTATACAGAATTTTATAACTTGTGCAAAGGACTTCAGTGAAGATCTGATACACTGTAGAAATAATAATGCAAAAGAAAACATTTATACCTATATTTGAACAAGATGACGGAGAAGGATCTCCTATTTGGTACACTGCCAAACATTTAGATAATACCTATGGAACCAGTTTGATTCCCATCATTGGGGTAGAAGATTCGACATACACAGAACAATTAAGAGATCAAGTACCTGATAATTTTTGCCTCTACCCATTCACCCATTTTCAATTAGATCCAGATGGTCGAGCAAGACCATGTTGTAAGTATAAAGTTGGCGATGACTCTTGGCAAACAGATGTTCCAAAACTACCTGATGTTAATATCGGTGAGCTGTGGGAGCAGCAAGAGTTTCAAGATTTGCGAGGCAAATTTCTACGAAATGAAAGACCTAGTGGATGCAAAGCATGTTGGGATGAAGAAGCCGCTGGTATCACTAGTATGAGATTAATGAGAGAACAAGGCGGCAAAGAACACCCATATGCTACCTTCTTTCATCATGTGCCTAGAGAATATCCTAAAACACTTGATTTGAAACTTAGTAATCTCTGTAATCTAAAGTGCAGAATATGTACTCCTTATTTGAGTAGTCAATGGATTAAAGAAATCAAAGATCTTGAAGTTCGAGACATGGGAGATGTTAATTCTTTTACAAGAAACTCTAGAGAAAAGTTTTTAGAAGATCCTGAAAATGCAGAGATACTAAAACAGTGGGCTCCTGGTATTGACTACATGGAGTTCTACGGCGGTGAACCATTAATGCAGCAAGAACACGATCGTATTTTAAATATCATGTACGAGCATGGCAAACCAGCTGATACGGGTTTATATTACAATACCAACTCTACAATATTTAAAGAGTACCTGTTTACATTGTGGAAGCCATTTAAAGAAGTTGTGATCAACTTTAGTATTGATGATATTAAAGATAGATTTGAATATCAGCGATACAATGCCCACTGGGAAGAAACACTACTTAACATTAGGAAGTATCAACAGTATAGTAAAGAACTAGGTGTTAACATGGATCTGCGAGTATATGCAACCGTTGGTATATTGAATGTTTACTATTTGAAAGAATTCTTTGAAGAACTAAAAGGCCTAGGAGTCAAAGTTACATTGAATATGGTACATTATCCACATCATTATTCTATTGTGAATTTACCTACACCTGTTAAAGATATTGTAAAAGAAAAGTTAGAGTCTATCAATACAGACCTAGTACATCATCATTCTTTGACAATAGACAATATTATTAATTTCATGTATGGTAATAAATATAATAAAGATTTATTGGTTTTATTTTTTACAAAAACAAAACAACATGATGGATACAGGAAAGAGTCATTTGAAAGTACATTTCCAGAATTTTATGAATTGATTAAGGATTATAAATGAGAATAGCAGTACTAATCAGCGGTGAATATAGAACATTCGCAGAAACTGTACAATCAATGCCATTTCTAAGTGATCCGTTTGTCGATATTTATTTTTCAACATGGAATGTATCAACTTTCCGATTTGACTTTTTAAATATTTTAAAATCTCAAACTATTACACACCAAGATATTTCTAAATATCTAGGAGGTAAGGGTGTGCGTACCGATATTGCCGATCTTCCCGATCTTCCTGAACTTCCTTCAAGTATAGATAGAATGATTAATCGATGGATTGCTGGGTTAGATATGATTAATAAATCAGGGATAACCTACGATTACATATACATTATTCGACCAGACACATATTTTCAAACTGTGTTTACTGATATTGTCAAAGAGATAGAATCTAAAATAATAAAAGATACTTTTTATGTAGCCTTATCTCAGCATCTACATATGAAAAGTCTAGGCGATACGGTGATGTTATCATCACCATATATTATGAATTTATTAATTAATTCAAACTTAAAATTTCAGTGGGAAAATACCAAAAACATACGAGAATGGCATAATTGGTGGTACAACTATGTATATGATCGAACTAGAAAAATTGAAGAGTTGAGAATGGGAAAACAGCAATGCCTATTGGGATGTGTTGATATATTAAGAATGCCACTATTACCTCCAGCAAAACAAAGTGGTCTTATAGATCTACAGTCCCTTACAGATAGAAGTATCCAGTGGTGTAATATAAACACGATGAATATTATGCTTAAGAATTCTATGCGGGACGTTCTCTTTCACGGGGGCGATCACGTTAAAATGGCGTTTAATTGGTACTTTGATCGCTATCAAATAATTAAAAATCATTTTTTGAAAAATTCTAAACTTATTTCACACAGAGGAAATTTAAGATTTGCTATCCCATCCGAAGAAAATAAACCAGAATATATTTTAGAAGCACTAGACCGATTTGATGTTGAAATAGATGTTTGGTATGTCAATAATCAATTTTATCTTGGACACGATAATCCACAATATCCTATAGACGAATCATTCTTGCACAATGATAAATTATGGTGTCATGCTAAAAACCATGAAGCTTTAGAAGCTATGGAAAGAATAAATGTTGTTAATTATTTTTGGCATGAAGAAGAGCCATATGCATTAACATCGTCCGGGTACCTATGGACCTACCCTGGAAAGCCTCTATCAAAATTATCAATCGCAGTCATGCCAGCTGACATATTTCACATAACCTCACCTGTATATGGAATATGTTGTGACTATGTTGAATTTTTGCAAGTGAAATGAAATATATGTTGATGATATTTGATCTAGACGGAGTATTAGTGGATACAACATATATCCATTCAAACGCACTTAAACAAGTCGTAAAAGAATATGTGTCGTCAACCGCAGCCGAAGAACCTTATCTAAATGCCAGCGACGGTAAACGTACTGTCGATAAATTAAAAAAATTACAAACTCAATATAAGTTAGATGATACTGTCATAGATGCTATCAATCGCAGCAAAACTAGCCTAACAATAAATGCATTGCATAATATTCCGCAAAATAAATACATAGAAGAGATAATAAACTTTATAAAGTCCAAAAAAATTCTTATTGGAATTGGATCCAATACTCGACGACAATATCTTGATATAATCTTATCTCAGCTCAATATAACAGTCGATTTTACATTAGCCGGTGATGAAGTTTCTAATCCAAAACCAAACCCTGAAATTTTTAATAAAATTATACAAGTATCGAATAATACTCCAAGTAGCACAATAATTTTTGAAGATAGCGAAACTGGTATAGAAGCAGCAGAAAAAACTGGTGCAACCGTTATCAAAGTTAATCCTAAAAATCTGTTAACAAGAGAAGATATATTAAAAATATTATGAAACCTATTATATTAATTCCTATGGCCGGCAATGGAACTAGATTTTCTACAGCAGGTTATAAGTTACCAAAACCATTAATAGATGTAGACGGTAAACCCATGATAGAAAGGGTAGTTAACTGTTTTAACAGTATAGACGCAGACTACATTTTTATTGTACAACAAAATCATATTGACAATTATGACATTGATAAACGATTAGAGTCCATAAAACCGAATAGTACCATAGTTAGTACAGGTGCAGGAGTAACAGAAGGTGCTGCCTGCACAATACTTTTGGCAACAAAATTTATTAACAACGATAGACCCCTGATCGTTGTTAATTCAGATAATTTAGTCGAATGGAAAGTTGACCTAAATGAATTTACAGAAAGTAATTCAGACGGATTAATATTGACACACTACGCAACAGAACCAATCTGGAGTTTTGTTAAATTAGATGATAGCGGATACGTAAGTGAGGTAGCTGAAAAGAAACCAATAAGCTCTTTAGCTACATCCGGAGTTTATATCTGGAAACAGGGTAAGAATTTTGTTAAAGCTGCTAACCAAATGATCGATAAAAATATTCGAACAAATAATGAGTTTTACGTTGCTCCAGTGTTTAATGAAAATATATTACTTGGTCATAAAATATCAACAGTATTGACAAGAATGTGGGGTCTAGGTACACCTGAAGAATTAGAAAAGTTTTTGTCTACCAACATTCTAAATAATTAAATAGGTACATGAACTTACCTAATACATTTTGTACCCTGCCTTGGATCAACTTATCTACTGACGTCAACGGATCATTAAGACCCTGTTGTAAATTTGCTCAGCCGGAAGCATCTAATGAATATCAACTTCCTAACATGAAAGAAGGATCATTAGATGTTTTATGGAATGATATTAGATACCAAACTCTAAGGCAGGCATTCTTAGATGGCAAGAAACCTAAAGAATGTCAAAGTTGTTGGGATGAAGAAGCCGCCGGCATGAACAGTTTTAGAATACAGTTTGCCAAAGATAAAAAGATTGATACCAGCAAAATGGAATTTACCCCAGTTGCTGCCAGCGGTCCAAAAGCCATGGACCTAAAACTTAATAATGTTTGTAATTTAAAATGCAGAATATGCGGTCCGCAGGCAAGTTCTACATTTTTAAAAGAATATCAAGAGCAGTATAATATTAAGATTGAAGATAGTGCCTATTGGTTATCTAATAAAATACTAGGTACAGCTAATGAACAGGTGATTAAACAGTGGGCTGATGATCTAGTGCATTTGGAGATCACCGGCGGTGAGCCTATGGCAAGTCCAGAGAACATTAAAATACTAGATTTGTTGATAAGATCTAATCGTGCTCAAAACATTTCTATATTATTGAATACTAATGGTACACTGTACAATAAAAAATTCTTAGATCTATTGGTAAATTTCAAAGAGGTTACTCTCTGTATATCTATCGACGATCTAGGAGAGAGATTGGAATACGAAAGATATCCTACAGAGTGGACAGTTGTACAAGATAATATTAAAAAATTTATAGAGCTTAAATCTCGACATGATAATTTATTTTTAACTCTCTGCCCAACTGTCAGTGTGTTTAATGTCTACTATCTTCCAGATTATCTAGAATGGGCCAAGACTATGAATATGTTTACCTACTATAATATACTACACTACCCTCCTAGTCATAGTATTAAAAACTTGCCCGATGCATTAAAAGAAATAGTATCAGAAAGATTAACAGCATCGGAGTTTGATATCGTAAAGAATTTCCTACATCTAGAGTGCGAAGGCCAAGATCTTATCAAAGAATTTATTAACAAGAATAACGTATTAGATAATTTTAGAGTACAGAATTTTAAAACAACATTCGGAGAGTGGGGGACATTAGTTACTGGATATGCAGATGAATAATTTAACACAAGAACAAATTCTAGCCTATAATGAAAAACGTCAAGAATTTGATCGTTCTAGAAAAATTAATACTATCAGTCCGTGTGTTGCTCCATTTAATAACATGTACTTTACTGTTGAAGGAAATGTTGCACCTTGCTGGTTATTGGTAGGACATGTTGATAAGTGGTCGTCATCGAGATCGATTAAAGATATATGGCAGGGTGAAGAATTTACCACATACAGAAACAATCTTATAAAAGGTGCATTTGAAAAAGAATGTAGAGTTTGCAAACAGAAAATAGAAGCAGACACGTGGCCCCTAGCCATGGCCTATGATGGGTTTAGTATTAAAGAATATCCTACATTGATGGAATTAGAACTCAGTAATCAATGTAATTTAGAATGTGTTATGTGCGATGGTAGATTAAGTTCTGGTATTAGAAAGAATAGAGATAAACTGCCACCGATGCCGGCAGTTTATGATGACTCATTTGTCGAGCAGTTAAAAGAGTTTATACCGCATTTAGAAGAATTGCGATTCAACGGCGGCGAACCTTTTGCACAAAAGATTGTTTACGACATCTGTATGCTGGTTGCAGAAATCAATCCTGGCTTGCGAATCAACATTGCTACAAATGGTACTGTATATAATAAACAGGTAAGATCTATATTGGAAAAATGTAATGTAAGTTTGAATATCAGCATCGATAGCCTAGACAAAGAGAATTACGAATCTATTCGTGTCAACGGTAACTTTGATGACCTAATGGAAAACTTTCAAACTTTCAATAATTACTGCAAACTTAACGAAAGAGGATTGAGTGTTATGGTCAATCCTATGCGTACTAATTGGTGGGAAATGCCCGAGTTTGTTAGGTTTACAAATGAAAACAAAGTTAACCTCTGGTATAATACAATACATCATCCCGAGCATCTTAGCATATGGAGTTTACCTAGTCAGGACCTGAGTATTATTTTACAGGCTTTAGAATTACGAGTAGAAGAACTAAAGCCTGTAAATACTGAAAATTATGTTGCTTACGGAAATTGGGAAAAATTAGATCATTTTGTCAATAAACAAATAAAAAATTGGTACAACAAACAACAGGCAAGAGAAATCGAGTCAGATAAAAAAATAATTAAAATTAAATCAATATGAAAAAATTATTAATAAACGGATGTAGTTTTGTAGCAGGAGATGCGATCGTGTGGCACGAATATCGTATGAGCCTAGGCCAGGAATATGCTAGCGTTCCTTGGGAAACTGCATCTGTGACTCATAATAGTCTATATCAACAATATAGGCATGAATATAGGCCTAAATTTAATATGGGCGCTAAATTAATTGAAAATTTAGGATGGACTGATAAAGTTGATCTATCAGATGATGGTAGTAGCAATGATATGATTTCTATGAAAACCATAGCTTATCTATTGTCTATACCGGAAGAAGAAAGACAGCAGTTTCATGTATGTGTAGGATGGACAAGTGTTATGAGGTTAATGAAATATGTCAAAACTGCTAATGTATATGCAAATTTACATATAAATCATTTTGGACAAACAGATCATCCAATGGTTAAGGAACTACATAATTATATTAGATATTGCTTGGTTGAAGCTTACGATGAAGATTTTTCAATGAATTATATAAAAAATGTAATACTGTTAGAAAGTTTTTTAAGATCTAATAATATAACCTATACTTTCTTTAGAAGCTTGGGTACACAGCATGATTTTAAACGAGGCGATTTTGACGTTTTCAATGAACATAATTCTAAAAATTCTCGCCTTGCTAAAGATGGAATCAGCGATATTAAAAACTGGTACAAATTTTACGATAATAGAGACAAAGCCGACTACGATCCTATTTACGGAGTATCTTGGTGTGATTCCACTGTTCTTCGAAAACCAAATATGCTATTGCCAGCGCCTAGTGGCCACCCTAATCTAAACGCTGTAATAGATCTTGCTGGATCACTTTCTAATTTTATTAAATCTCAACAAATTTTATAATTTTTGAAATAACATCATATTATCCACTGTTTTGATCAGTTTACATTTTGTATTGATATATTCTTTAGAAATATCTCCTATGTTGTAAGTATGCACAGCTATATACTTGTTTTCTTTCACATAGGGAATCCATTTAGTTAAATTATCAATAGATGGATGTTTAATAATACACAGATCAACTGGTGTGCTCCATTCTTCCTGTAATAATTTAATATTTTTAAATTTTTCAGTATTGCGCTTCCATACTAAGAAACCACTAGGATCATTTTTAAAATCAGAGTAAATTCCTGCTAGGTATGTTTCTGCTACATCTGTAGATTCGTTCACTTCTCTGCACACATCAAACAATTGCTCTTGAACATATGACGTTGAATTATTAAATTCATCATATAATCCGTTTCCATTAAATGATCCTACACTGTAAATGTGAACAGTTGAATTATTATGTGCAAGAATTGCAGAAATTCCACCCATTCCTGAATCAACATCGACTACTATATCATCTTGGGATAATGTTTTAGAAAAATTTGCTAGAAATAATCTTTCTGATACTGAAATAGAAGAAAAACAAGAAGCTAAAGGTAATGTGCCTTTATCTATCGATTGTTGTTTTATGAAAAATATCTTTTTAACTTTGGTCTTGGAAGATTCGCTCCATTTATCTGCAATATTAAATGCATAGGCAAATCCAGGAGTATCGACTACATCTCTAAAATTGTTTATAAACTTGTATACTCCTGATGCAGAATAATTTCCAGTGTCATCTATTTTAAATCTAATGGTGCCTGTAAAATCGTTTGTTTCTGGAACTAGAGCAAATATAAAATCTTTATGATCAAGTTCTTTATTGAAATTAATATTGATTTCGAATCCGCCTCGGGCCCTCCATAACATACGTAGTAGTCCAAACACCTCGTTCATTACACTATCGGCAAATTGGCCATGGCCTGACTTAATAATATTAAAATCAAAATCTTCGTATTCGATATGATTGCTGATATATTCTGAATCGAATTTAACACTAAAATGATCAGTGATGTTACCAACACTGTGTACATTTGCTAAAGTCCCACCATATTCTTTGCATATATGTAACCATATGTGCATTAGTTTAATTCTAATCTGCCTATGTAATTTTGTATTGGTAAGATCTTTGGTATACCAACCACCCAGCCAAGGCTGGTCTCTATGGTTTAAATTGTATTTTTCTCTGTTGTCATAGTCTGAACCAAAATTATCTCCTAGTCCCGGACCGGGACTAACTGCATAAATTCTTGCCCTATGATTCCACAGCATGTTAAAACTATGTGCAAATGCTTCTATATCTTCGCCCGGTGCGCCAATAACCCAACAGGCAGATACTTTCATACCTACTATATGTGAGTCAATAATATTTTGATTGATTTCAGCAACTGTGTTTTTCTTATTGATTGCTTTCAATACTTTATCGCTACCTGTTTCAATTCCGTAGTTAAACCCTTGGCAACCTGCATCAGCCATTAATTGATAAAATGCTAGATCCATACGACCGTCACATCGTGCATATCCCCACCAATTAATTCCCAATTTGCGTTTAACTAATTCCTCGCAGAACCTTTTAAATTCTTTTAGACTGCCATTCATTAGACTATCAACAAATGACACAAATGTAATGCCATATCGACTAACCTGATATTCTAACTCGTCGACAACAGTTGTTGCTCCCCTATCCCTAAATTTCCAATAGTATACTTCTGTGCAGTAGCTACACTTGGCAATACATCCTCTACTGATTTCTGCACAGATGGATCCTTTGCCCCAGTACTTGTCTAAATCGAAATCTGAGTAATCCGGATAAGGTAAGCTGTCGATATCAATGCGAGTATCACTGTATAAACTTCCTACTGCCTGTTGTGCAGGTCTAATACCATTTTCCCAATCATTTAAAAAGTCTAAGATATTTTGTTCACTTTCTCCAACAAAGTAATAATCCACACCTTTAGGTACATTAAATTTTTCTTCATGACATTGTGGCCCTCCCATGAGGATAGTTATATCAGGCCGAACTTTTTTAATTTCAGCAATCATCCATTTGGTTGCTGTAAAATTTGTGTAGTAGGTGCTGAACCCAATGATGTCAACATCGTCAGCGAGCAAGGTTGCTAAGTATGTTTTTAAAATAGGTTCATAAGTAGGGTGTATTCTTGCATAATATTCTTTTTCATCTTGCCACCACCAATAATTAGCACCGTTCCATGCATCATGTAAATCTGGATTCTTTTCTTTTAATGCATAATGGGATTCTACGTTAAAATCGTATACTTTAGTAAGATAACCTGCTTCTCTAACTAAACTAGATAATCGTGCTAGGTTGTAAGGTGGCATATAGATTGCCCAACTTCCTAATACGCATAGTGTAAATTTTGTTTTTCTTGTAGCATTAAAAACGTTTACAGATTTAACATTTAACCTTGGTTTACGAACTGCATTTTTTGGAATTAAATTTTCTGCGATCCATGTATCTTTATCCATTGCCATTTATTTTCTATCTCCAAATAGTATGTAGTCTTCTTTAGTGTAACCGTCCATCACCTCACTGCCAGATTTAAGATTAGGTTGACTATTTTTGTTATCTAACCCGCCTCGAATAGGAACAATCGCCCAGGTGCAATAGTCTGTAAAATGTGGTAATGTTTTAAGTTCTTCTTCTAATAATAGTGCTTCCTCTCTGTTGTGGGGAGCCATCATAAACTTGACTTCTAGGTGTCCGCAACCTGCCACTGTTGCTTTTTCGTGTGCTACTGCTTCAACTACTTTGACAAATTTGGCCCTATCATAGAACTCGAAGTGTACACTAAGGTTAAGATCACCGTAGTGAATAACTTCTCTATAATAATCAGGTAGTCGACTTCCGTTGCTGTGCAGGCTAACATGGTGCCCCATTACGTTTAGATACCGTAGCCAATCCAAAAAGTTTTTGTTGGCAGTAGGCTCGCCACCGCTGATGATAAAGTTAACACTTTCGCCTTTGGTAAAATGTTTTTCCAAATTGTGAGTGGCATGCATTAGTTCTTCTAAGGTCTTGTGCCTATCAGTGTTATTATGTATCCACGGCCAGCAGTATGAACAATCGTAATTACATCTACGGCTAATTTCCCAGTAGATTTGTTTTTGTTTACTGGCATGCGTTCGTTCCATAGCAACAAAATCTGTTAGATTGTTGTTACGAAGTTCTGGTTGTGTGTCTAGTCCTTGGCCCTTGCGAAGCATCGGCATAAATTCTATTTTTTGTACTTTAGGGATAAAGAGATCTGCACCACAGCTACAGTTATTTCTTGTGCAGTCAATCCACGATTCGGGTACCCTAAAGTCTTCAAAAACATTACCAAGAGGTCCGCCAACCCTACAACTAGCTGTCCATACTCCGCCATCCATATCGATGAATAGGCTGTCTACTCCGGCCCCGCATTTCCATCCTGTGATATAATTTAGTTTAGCACCGACTAATTCATCTGTACTCCAATCTCTCCATGTGCCGTCTTGGGCGTATGTTCGAATTGGTTTGCCGGGAGTTTGGTCCATGTTTTTTTCCTTGTGCTATATTTATGTCAATAAATACTGCTATAATAAAAGATAAGCACATGCGAAAAATAGTATTAGTAACAGGTGGATTTGATCCTATTCATAGTGGTCATATTGCCTACTTTAAAGAAGCCCGAGAATTGGGAGATATTCTTATTGTTGGAGTTAATTCGGACGCCTGGCTCACACGCAAGAAAGGTAGATCTTTTATGCCTTGGGAAGAACGTGCCACTATTGTCGCTGCTATGCATTATGTTGATAGAGTTATCAATTTTGATGATACAGATGGATCTGCAAAAGATGCAATACGCAAGACGCGAGCAATATATCCTAACTGTGAAATTATCTTTGCTAATGGTGGAGACCGTACTAAAGAAAACACTCCAGAAATGGATCTACTCAAAGAATACTTACATCTAAGATTTAAATTTGGAGTAGGTGGTGGGAATAAGGCCAATAGTAGTAGCTGTATCTTAGAAGAATGGAAGGCTCCTAAAACAGAACGTCCGTGGGGTTACTATCGTGTACTACACGAAGTGCCCGGAACAAAAGTTAAAGAATTAACAGTAGATCCTGGACAAAGCCTAAGTATGCAGAGGCACGATCATCGTTCTGAGTATTGGATTGTTAGCGAAGGAACAGCCGTTGTTAATAGTATGATGCCTGGAGGATACAGTATGCCTAGTATCGAACTAGAAAAACATGCAGAATATCATGTTCCATTAAATCAATGGCATCAGTTAACTAACCCATTTGATGTTCCTTGTAAAATTATAGAGATACAATATGGATTACAATGCAACGAGTCAGATATTGAACGTAGATAAAGATGCGTTCAGTAGTGGCCAAATTGGTAGTAAAATTTGGCTATGCGAAGAACTAGAAAAACTAGTCGAGTCCATCGATACGATATGGATCTACGGCGGTTGGTATGCAGTCACGGCATTCTTATTAAACAGTCGTGGCAATGTAGGCGTAGGTAAGATACGCAGCTATGACATTGATCCTAACTGTGCGGCTGTTGCTGATATGATCAACGAAAATTGGCTATATCAAGATTGGAAGTTTAAAGCTGAAACACAAGATTGTAATACACTAGAGTTAGGCAATACAGGTCCTGACTTAATAATCAATACTAGTACTGAACATTTTGAAAGTATGGATTGGTGGGACAATATTCCTGAAGGAACTATGGTAGTCTTGCAGGGTAACAATATGATACACGATGATCATCATGTTCATAGTACGTCCGTAAATGAATTCGCTGCACGATTTCCTGTAACAGACGTGCTGTACAAAGGACAGAAAGAGTTTGTATATCCAGATTGGAGATTTACTAGGTACATGCTAATAGGTATTAAATAAAATTATGCAAACTATTAAAAACTTTTTCAATTGGATTATAAATTGGCGTCAGCGTCGTCAATTGGCTAAACGTATTGAAGAACTACGCAAACGCGACCCGTTCATTTATAAGTAATATGGACTATATTGGATTGAGCTGTGGCTTCCACGATGCCGCAGTTAGTGTTATCAATTGTTGCGGTGAGATTGTATTTGCTAGTCACAGCGAACGATATAGTAAGAACAAACACGATGCGGACCTATGCAAATCTATTATCCAAGATGCATTGTCCTACACTGTAGAAGATTACTCGCTGCACTATTACGAGCGCCCTACATTAAAATACCTACGTCAGTTAATAGCAGGACAGAAACCCCAGTTAAGAACGCTAAATGCTAAAAACATAATTGGTAAAGATACAATGTCTTTACTAACTGGTCAAGTACATACACATAACCATCACCTAAGTCATGCAGCCGCAGGATTCCAAACAAGTCCTTTTGAAGATGCTACAGTTGTGGTCATAGATGCTATAGGAGAGTTCGATACAATTACTATATGGCATGCAGAGTATGATCACGATACTGGCCGTGCCGAATATAAGAAGTTGTGGTCACAGCGTTATCCTAACAGTATTGGGTTGTTCTATAGTGCAATGACCAAGCGTGTTGGTCTTAGACCTTTAGATGAGGAATATATCTTAATGGGTATGGCAGCATACGGATCTGACACAGTTAACCTAAAACAACATTTAATACATAATGCAGATAAGCTGACCTTTAATTACAATCTGCATAGAGGCATGGATCCGACATTCAGACCCGATGCAGATCAATACGATATTGCAGCCAGCAGCCAAGCTCTAGTTGAAACACTGATTACTACAGTAATAGCTAAGGCTCGTGCATTAAGCCGGAGTTCCAATTTGGTCTACGGCGGCGGTGTTGCCCTTAACTGTTCAGCAAATAGACTACTGGGCAACTACTATGACAACATTTGGATTATGCCCAACCCTGGAGATGCTGGTAGTAGTTTAGGTGCAGCCGCGTTAGGATATCGATGCAAGGTACAATGGACAGATGCGTTCCTCGGACATAACATACCGGGCGACTATCCAGTTGACACAATCATACAAGAATTATATACTAATAAGATAGTGGGTGTGGCTAGTGGTCGAGCAGAGTTCGGCCCTAGAGCATTGGGCAACCGCAGCCTGCTTGCAGACCCTAGGGGTCCAGACATCAAGGATAAAGTAAATGACATCAAACGCCGCCAGAAGTTCCGACCCTTTGCGCCCGTTATTCTGGAGGAGTTGGCTGATACTTACTTTGATATGCCTCCTGGTTTCAATAATAGTAGGTATATGCAGTCAGTCGCTCGTTGTAGGGTTCCTGAGTTATTTCCTGCTATCGTTCATTATGATGGTACTTCTCGTGTCCAGACTGTTGCGAAAGATGGCAGCGGAATACGACAACTGCTAGAAAAATGGTATGCTCTAACAGGCTGTCCAATGTTATTAAACACTAGTCTTAACATACGAGGCGAACCGATGGTTAACAACAGGGCCGACGCAGATCGTTTTGAACAGCAGTATAAAATTACTGTTTGTTCTTAATTTTTACCAAAATGGCTTGACAACGCCCCCTTTCGGTGCTATACTAGTGCTTCGCTGATAACTAAACTTACCACTAACGAAGAAGGAGGTCTTAAATGACTGAAATTACGCTAGATCGGGAACAGGCACAAGTAGAGATTCCTAGTTCGGTCTTAAAA